CCAGGATGCAAAGGTCTTGGCAATCTTCCACTCTGTATCCAAGCATAGCCCACATGTTCGTGATTGAGTTCAGGAATGAATTCATGATCCACTCTGCACCAGAAGGTGTGATATTCAAATCCTCCATCCGGCGAAGTGAACATTTCTATAGGGATCAACTGCTGATACTCGGGCATGCTGCCCAGCTCTTCTGAACATTCTCGTTCCACTGCGGCCATCAATGACTCTGTGGCTTCCACTTTGCCACCAGCCAGCCCCCAGGTGTCGGGATATTTGGAATCATTGCGTAAGAGATAAAGATAGCAGCGTGTTCTCACGCAATAGAACCACACTCCTACAGCTTTTACAACACAAGAGTCCATTCGCCTCCAGGATAAAGACCGTCTATACTCTTAGCCCACTTGTAACCGTCCCAGTAGTATTGGATACCAGTGGTGAGATTTGTTACATATTGAGGACCTGTAGTACCTTGACTGTGGAATGCTATCACCCATCTCGACCCATCAAATTCAATAATATCATTGGCATTGGCGATCAAGGGTTGGTTGTTGACTCCTGTCCATGCTAATGGGTTGCTTGGGTTGCTTGCACTGCCTGTGCTCTCGTTCAGCAAGTATCTCTGTCCGATTATGCTACTGTCCAATCCATCTTGCGGACCAGCAGTCAATGGATTCACCACAGCATCTACAGGTGGCAATGTGTTCTGTGGCATTGTGTCTGGGTTAATATTGTATATCAACAATCGATCATCGGCAGGGTTTACCGCTATGGTTCCCACAACTGGGGATCCGTTGTCAGGATCCCAAGGATCAGCAAGGGTGATATAACTGATTCCTGGTCTCAATACTCCATACATGCCAATCACGCTGGGCCATGTGATCTGAGGATTCTCTGCTACAGGAAATCCAAATGGTTCTAGGCTCAGTCTGTCCGGCTGCACTGGTGGTTGTGTTGATTGTAGTACCTGTAGTTGATTGTCCAGCAGTAGCACTTGATATCCACCGGGTGTGACTTTGACTCTGGTACCTAACAACAAGTCACTATTGCTGATGGCATTTACAGTGTCGCCCTGGGCATCAAAGATGCTGGCAATCACTCGCTCTACCACACCCAGTTTCTTGATCTTGGCCGGCGATGAAATCCAGATGGGCATGCTGAATGTCATGGTCATGAAGTCAATGGGATCGTTAGTGCCTTGAGGAATACTTCTGCTGCTCCATTTCACATTGTCAAGATTACACACACTGAGGCTGGTCCAATCAATATAATTGTCTGTGGCCTGTATTTCTAATGCAGGGTTAAACAATGTGGCAATCTGTTCAAACAACTGCATTTTTTGATTGGTGTTACTGGTCCATATGTCCAAATCTACTGTGAGTTTGTATGGCACAGGCATGAGTCGTTCCACTTGGAAAGCATTTCCTTGTGTGGTTTCGTAGCTTTCTGTGCCCGGATCCCAAGTGCGTTGGCGCACCATCATCTTGTTCACATGATATGGCTCTTGCATGCGTTCACGATCATAAGTGAGACCAGTGATGTGGAAAGTCATCAAGGGCGTGGCATTTAATGAGTTAGCGGAATTCTGATTCAGTATGGTCTGTGCATTTCTACTGGCATCACCATAGCGTATGGGCACACGCACTAGGTCAGCGGTGCCCTGTTCGTCGCGACCGTATTCAACTTCAAACAAGCTGAACATGCGTGTGAACTGCAATAGATAGCGACGAATTTGTTCGTCATAAAAGAACATTTGACTCATTTAGCTGCTTTTCTGGAAAGGTTGTGTAGGCGGAAACGGATTGGCAGGCAGATTGCCACCCTGATCACCATTGGCAGCATCGGGTAACAAGGCCTCACTGAGACTCTGACGACTAGGTATATTGCCAAGATCCGTGGTATTCACTGTGTATGTATTGTTCACAAAGCTGGAGCGTAAAGTATCGTTGGTTGAACCCGGTGTGAGATTGGTTCGTACCTTGCTCTCAATCTTGATCCAAGTCCTGCCATTGAAACGGAACAATCGATTGGGGAAGTAATCTAATCTCAATGCAAACTGTCCGGCAATGGGATTAGGTGGAAAATTAACACCGGCGGTGACCGGCAAGCCATTGGGCGCAACTCCATCTCCGGTTAGATACCCTGCGGTGTATCCATCGGCATTGGGTGTGATGCCTTGGTTGGCCACGGTGCGATCAGCGGTGGTTATAGTGTAGTCTGCGGTGTAACTGGCAGATTTGGGATTGGCAGGTGTGCCATCCGGATTGGTAGCAAGTATGTAGAACTTCACGACATCAAATCCTGATGTGGGTACTTCTGCTTCGGCCTGAGCAAGTATAGCATCGTTGATCTCCAAGTTTCTTGGTCGTGTGCTTTGCTGATCTTGAATAGTAGTGGGATTGGTAACCAAGGTCCAGTACTCCGTGTTGTTGATATCTGTACCCGGTGGCACATTCTTGTTTGATGTGTAGTACGTATCGCCGTACAGCACCGTGACACCGCCAGGATAGAAATTGCCCGGATCCCAGATGTTGATGGGTTCAAACGGCTGCTTGGTAATCTCATTGAATTCTTGTGAGTTGACCATGGGTGTGGCCTTCACGCGCCACAAGTGAGGTAACCATGTTTGACTAAATCCTTCGCTGGCAAATGCCGCATCCTGTATCACATACCATTTTGGCAATGCTCTAGGTATGTCACTGTCCAAGGGATTGTAGTCTCTGAGATTGGGCAGTTCCAACACATCTCCGTTCATGAGTTTGCGACCCATGGTATCGATCATGTCATTGTAGTGGAATGTGATAAACAGGGTATCGTTGTTCAGGAACAGGCCAAACTGAGTGAGATCAAAGTCAATATCCTGTTGGCGATAAACGCCGCGCATGACATAGATATCGTTATCGTAGGCTCGATCACGGTTTTCCAACAGCAGCAAATCTTCGATAAACAGCGGGTTGGTTGAGTCGTATTTGGGCAGGGTAGCGTCGTTGTTGCCGGTGTTGTCGTTTGTGAGCGGTCCCAGATATTTGTGCAGATACATGTCCACACCGCCAACCTGATACATTTCACTAATAGTGCGGTCAAAAAAACGGTAATCTGCGGTGCGATTGGGACGGTATAGACTGAGTCTTGGCATGGTGTTGTATTTATGGGCAGGTTGACCGGAAAGTCTACTTCAGTTATAATACCCGCATGAAAGTCATCAAGCTAGACCGCAGATATCGACCGCACAAAGAAGCCGGATACGAAGCCGGCCTGCGGTTTGAGGGCTGGTGGGACGACAAAGACAAAATCTCCCAGATTGAACGAATCTGTCAAGCCCGCTTGGGCACCAGCTGGTCAGTCCGTAACTCTGATTGGGTTGGATACTTTGGAACTCGAGGCCGTAACGTAGAGACACCCTACTACATCATGTTCCGCAGACAATCAGACATGACATTTGTGCTCTTGTGCGCGGACTTGACCAAAAAAGCCTGATGTGCTATAATTACATCATAAACACTAGCAAAGGAATCCCATGGCAACCCTAGCAGCAAAAGCCAATGTCAAAGCATTAAACCCTCGCAGCCCTGACACCAAGTATGTGGGTAACGAACCCGAATGGCGTGTGCAACCAATCAGCAATCGTATTAGCAAATTCAGCAATGCATTTGGCTGGTATAACTATTTCTACGGCAAGAAAGATGCCAAGGACTTTATTGCTGCTTACTTGGATGCACACAATCGCACTCGAGACGCTCGCCGTATCCGCACCTTGCCCGACAGTCAAATTCGACTCACAACAGGCTGGCTATGCCGTATGGTCACCGTGGGTCTGGAACTTGACGATCATGAACAGATCAAACTGGACAACTTGATCCAGGAACTGCTGGCAGAAAAGCAAACTGAACCTGTGGAAGCAGTAGAAGCAAAGCCTGCTGGCCCTACAATCCAAGATCGCTTACGAGAAAAAGCGTCGGAATGTGCCGGCGAGATCGAAGGCCTGTTTGACGACTTCATCGCCGCAGGTGCCAAGATGTCCGCACAGTTTCAGCCCATCACCATCATCCGCGGGCACAATGTGGCACCGCAGTTGATCCATCAGATCCAGCAGATCTGGAAAGGTCACTTGACTGAACTGGAAGCAGTGGTAGCAGGCAAAGACGCACAGTTGGTAGAAGGCTACGGTCGTTTTACCAAAACTCAGCTCAAGCAATTGGTAAAGTTTGCTGAGCAGGTGATCACTGACTGCAACAACTATGTGCAGAT